CATTCATTGGAATAAAATTTTTGTTTACATAATTTATAATGAACGGTAAAAATCGCAGAGTTAAAGGTTGTTACTCTCGTGGATTAGGGCGAGTAAAACTAAAACAACCAACATCAACACCAAAGATATTTTATAATCTACCAATTTTTAGTAATTCATTAAAATCTAATCTAACATCTAATCAATTGGCACTAGCGCGATATTTTGAAACATATAATTATCTCAAAATCATAGAAGAATATAGTTATAATAATAACACACCTTACGCTTGTATTTATTTACGACAATCAAATTTTACAAATGGAACGGTTAGAATTACAAAACCAGGAATTTACATATTGCAAGAAAATATTAATTTTGAGCCTAATCCTAGTAACGACTTTATGCCCACTGGTCAACAAATAGGAAGTGGTCAATACCCGGTTGGTGTTGCAGGAGCTTATCATCTTGGTTTCTTTGCGGCAATAACTGTGGAAGCTGCTGGCGTAATTTTGGATCTTAATGGGAAGACAATTCGACAAACTAAATTGCACAGTTTACAACAAAGATTTTTTGCTAACATTGAAACAGCTAGCGCACCTTTTATCCCGAAACAAGGTCCTTCGACAAATGGCTTTTCAAATGTTTCAAATTACAAATCTGGAGAGAAAGTGTTAATAAAAAATGGGATATTAGCAAGATCATCACATCACGGAATTCACGGCAATAAAAATACGAATATAATTATTCAAAATCTCTCCATAAACAACTTTGAGGTAGCCGGAATTGCTTTGAATGGAACAATCAATGGTATTCTAGACAATATCACCATAGAAAATACCTCATTGGATATGCGTGTTTTGTCAACATATTCACAGGCAAGATTTATTCGTAGTTTTTTAAAAACTGTGAAAAATAAATATCCCACGACAACTCTCAACAGCCGGTCGATTGATACTATCATCAGTGAATTAAATTCTGGTTTAGAAGAAGCGAAAAATGCGGTAATGGCGAACAACACGCCACCCAATATGTTTGGGAATAGTAACTTTGCGTGTGGCTATGATGGAAATGTATACGGTTTGGTATTGAATGTTAATGGGGTTGTTATTAATGGATTCATTAAGACTAGACCTGTCGCTGCTGTTGGAAACCAGGAAATTTATTTGCAAGATATAACTATTAATAATATTATATCACGTCCTGTGGAAATTATTGCATTAAATGCTACGCCAGCCCCTGGCGGAGCATATGCCGGTTCAAGGCAGGCAGGTCCAGTTGGAGATGTATTGGAAATAGAAAATATAACGATAGACAACACTTATAAAGAAAATATATTGGCAAACGCGCAACTTATTATCGCCAAAAATAATGACCCAAAATTGGGCACAACCAATATTGAAATGCCAATTGTGAATTGGTCTGAAAATAACACCGATTTATTAGAGGTAATGGATGCAAGTGGCTACTATTATGTCAAAGGTGGAGATAGTATGGGTCATACCATGAAAGGAAATATTGGATTGTTTATCTCTGCTGGAGAGAATATAAGAGTTAATGGATTTAATATTGATACGGTCACAAGCAAAGGTTCTGATGTAGGCCCGGATGCATCAGGGGTATATCAGGGTGGTAATTCTAGGGGCGTTATTGTAACTGGTTCTACTAATATAGATTTGGATTCTTCGGTAATTGTGAATATAACAACCGAAAATAGCAACGCCACGCAGCAAAATATTCAGGTGTTAGGCACATCTACCAATGTTAAAAAAGATGGCATTCCTATTTAGTTTCAGGATTTAACCGTATAGAAAGCATAGTATAATCGTCTTTTCGTTTACGATAGTAAAACTTTTTCATAATTTCATCCATATTTTCTCCATAAAATAACGAACGGTTTATATTCATTATATCTTTATATAACCATTCAACCACATAACTAACATAATTTGCATTGTCTTTTATATTATATAGGTGCTCATACATTTTATGCAAGGTGTCCAACGCATCAATCCCGTTTATCTGATGTAATAAAAAATGTGTTTTATGACTAGGGTTATATGTAATTACTTTGAGGCTGGTATTGGTCCCCCCTTGATATACAGAATCATAGTCGAAATTAGTGTAACAACCATTATCACATTTTATTAGTTCTGATATCATGTACTCGCCCTCGTAGATATTTTTAAATTTAGTTCCTTCCATTATAGCAATATATTCGCAGATATTTATATTCTTTATGTTAAAATTTATTTTAAATTATCTAGATTATACATATGGATCTTGATTTAGATAATTATAGCGATGTTGATATTATAAATTTACTTCATTTGCCTATCAAAGAAAATTATACGCTTCAAGAATTGAAGACAAATACATTAGACCACGTTAAAGTAATTACATCTACCGAAGACGATGTCGTGGGAGACAAACGACAGGTAACCGATTTTTTTATAAAAGCTTTTTTAAGACTTGCCAACAATTATGGTTTGAAAGTAGACCCTTTTGAAATGCAAGAATTTGAATCAGTGAAAGCCGGGTTGTTGCCGCCTCTGCATGAAAATCATATCGTGCAACAAAATAATAGTTTTGTAGTCAAGCATAAAGACGCGGAACCAATAGATACTTTTAATTCACATTTAAAAGCTGGAATGATTAATCCATTAAAACGAAAAGAGACAAAACGAATATTAAATGTAAATACTAGATTTAGAAATAATTATTCCTCTACTAGTTCGACAAACTTTCTATTTTCTCTACCTTTTACTCTCAAAAATGTGGTATCTTTAAAATTACTTAGTAATGAATTTCCTACAGCAGTCTATACTTTTTCAGATAAATTATGTTCAAATTCATTTAAAATTATTACTTATGATGTTGATGGTTTAAATGTTATTATACCCGCCACTATTGTAACAAATGAAATTAATATTCCTAACGGTACATATACTCCAAGTGATTTGGTTGATTATTTAAATAATATGGAATTTATCATATCACCCCTTGACCAAATAGTTGCCGCTTATAATACAAATACTGGAAAATTTAATTTCAGTAGAACACTGGTGGCACCAAGCACTTTTTATTTTGACCTAGATTTTTCTTGCATAGATAAAAATCCGTGTTCATATACTACGCACGGGGAAATCGACCCGACACAGTTAACAGCGGGTTGGTTAATGGGTTTTCGCAAATCAAAATATAAATGGGAAAATAAAATCCCATCTCCACCCACTTATACCGGCGAAGGATTATATGATTTTCAAGGAACAAGGTATTTTTTACTTGTGGTAAATGATTTTCAAAATAATCACGGCACCAGTATTATTTCACCATTTCAAGAAGATATGCTTTCTGATAATAATATTCTGGCAAAAATATCAACTGATTGCTGCAAAGACAGTTGCTGTCAACATATTAAACGCATATACTTTGGTCCGGTTAATTTAACCAAATTAGAAATAAAATTAATGGATGAATATGGACGAATTTTAGACATGAATAATATGGATTATTCTTTGTCTTTTGAATTGGAGATTTTGTATGATTTATAACTGTAATTCTATTCTTATTTTTTGTTTTAATTGGTTTTCATCGGTGAATACATATAATTTAAATTGTTGTTTTGATAATCCAGCCTTATCGTGTCTTGAAGTAAATCTATTGACCATCTTAAATTCTGGGAAATAAACCATGTATTGATACAAGTCGTCATTTCGAATAATTTTATCAAATATAAATCCAGTATGTACTTTTTCTAATAGCTGTGTATCAGTTGTACATATATTTAAAAGGCTACAATCGTTTTGAACTTTTCTTATCGACCGCATCGTTTTATTAATATAATCAACCGATGCTGTCCATCTTTCGTAAAATATTAATTGTTCACCCTCTAACTTCATAAGACCCAGCGAATCTTGTATTATAATCATATTTAATAGGTCAACCAGTCGTCTAATCGGAGATGTAATATGTACATATGCGTCTAATTTGAGCATATCATGTCGTTCTACGTGTTCATATTTGACATATTGTCCACCAAAACTATTCCACATTTTTAAGAATTTTTGAACATTTGATGGCACCGTGTCGGGTGCCACAAACTCCTTGTTAAACTTTGCAGAACGGAATATACCTGTCTCATTTTGTTTCAAATAAGTTGCCGAAATATAATTCATCAAAATCATTAAATAAGCAATCAAATCATGACAATTTACAACATTATCTACATAACTTTTCTTCTGATTCATTTTTTTAACATATTTTAATGCTTTTTTGAACATTTTATCGTCTCTTTGCTCGGCAGTGTCATATCTTAAGTTTTTGCGCAAACTAATACACGTATTTTTAAAAGAAGAGGATTCAATTAACCAATTATCTTTGCTAATAACTATATCAAGGGTAAACGCAAATCGCGAGCGATTTTCCTGCAGACTACACAATGCATCAGATAAAATCGTTGGGAGCATTGGTCTCTTTCTATCAGGTAGATAAATAGTAGCTATTCTTTGTGAAAAGGAACTCCATAAATTTAATGCATCCATCCAGAAGGATACATTAGATATGTAGATACTCAATATAAATTTATTATCCAATTCTTTTATACCAAACGCATCGTCGAAATCTTTACTAGTAAGAGGATCTATTGATATGATATCCCACTCTCGTCGGTCTTCGACATCATGAAGTGTTTGAATATGTTCAATAAATTCTGCTTCCGTTTTTGTTTTCAATGCTCGCATAGTTGCTTTATTGAAATTTTGAATAGATGCGTATAAACTTTTGCAATACAACTGATATTCATAGAAATTGGACAATTCAGTAACATTTCCCAAAGTCTGCACCAGCATACCTTGTGGATGTTTAGAATTCCAGTGATTAAATTTGAAAACAACATATTTGTTGTGAAATCTTTTATTGAACCCCAATCTTATCGTGTAAGGTATCATGAAAATAGGCAATCTTCTATCATCTGGAATACATTTATATAAGAATTTATTTTTGTGTTTGCCGTAGCGTTTATTACCTTCTAAAACCAATACACCTGGGATATTTGGCATAGAACGAGTTGTAGAATGTTGAATATTTACTGTATTTGACTCTACATCATAATCAAATATATCTTGATTTAATAACTTATGTTCTATAGGATTAATTGAAGGGATATCCTCAGATAAAGTAGATGAATTTATTATAGTAAAAGATTCATAGTTCCTGTCTGCTACATGCAGCTTAAAAGACATTGTTGTTTAGTATAATTAAACAACAATTCTATTTATTCAATTTTCTTCCTGATTCTCCTGGACCGTCAACTAAAAATTGAACTTAAAGATACGTGTCTATTATATATTAATCTTACAATGGGAGCAGGAGCATCATCATCATATAAAATAAGTGAACTCAGCGTTCAACAGTTATCGTTACGTTTGCTTGATGTACAATCTGTACTCAACAATCAAATGCTGGAACTCAATACAGCAAACGCACTTATTCGTAAATTAGAAAACGAACAGGCAATACATGGAAAGAAACGATGTCGTTTGGCATGTCTTCGTTATATAAGACAACATAATTGTACTAACACAGATGAAGGCAAACGTTTCTTTTTGACATTCGCCCTTCATACATTAACACAGACCGTGCGGTTTCCAGAGTTCTGCGAAGCACAAATTCAAATATATCCTGCTCCGATAAAAATAAGTGTTGCAACCCCCAAGTTCACCGAGAGCGCTTGGCCAATTGAACTTCCTATTCTTTGCCCAAATGTAGCTGGAACCAAGTCTATTGGACGAATTACCTTAAGATACAACATCTCGAATCTTAATCCAAATGAAGACCCCTGGACTGACGGAGAAGAACGTTTCCTTTCGGAAGTTTGTTCATTAATTGCATTAAAATTAAGTAATTGTGAGAAAAAACAACTTATCGAAACAAATAGTACTCAACGGTTGTTATTAAACAATATTTTACCACCCTCAGTTGTGGATACAATATTGGAGACAGGTGAAGTACCATCTCCTAGAAAATATAGGTGTACAATCTTATTTACCGATGTCGTTGGCTTTACCGATTTGTGTTCACGGGCAAACCCCCTTTGTATAGTAAAAATGTTGGATGATATGTACTCAGCATTCGATGACATTGTCGTCAAAGGTGGAGACGATTTATACAAAATGGAAACCATTGGCGATTCATATATGGTGGTCAGTGATCTACCCATA